ATTCCTTTTTTGCATCATGTCTGACACAACTACAAATGAATGCGAGCGGGATTTGTTAAGAATCACCGACGTCATCGGGCGAGAGAAATCTCAAGATGACATGCTAGAAGACTCTAGCTCAGAGTTTAGCGACTCTGATCTCGAAGGTTACTTCGATAAAATTTCATATGAAGAATATGAAAATATGTGGTTTGACGACCACTGCACCCCCTGTGAAGGGGATGATACTGAAGAATACTTCTTCTCGGCTGACTTCACAGAAGCCACATACAATATACCTCATGAGGTTATTGATGTCCAGAATGAAAGTATGGACACCCTAATGACTGATTTCCAGCCATGGAAGGTCTTTAGGGAGCTTTTCTCGTGTCATACGAGGAAGATCGATATGAGTCAACTTATCGATAGTGGGCACTGGCAAGGGCCCATTGAGGTTACCTCGTCAAGAGGGACCTTTATGGGGGACGGTATGTCCTTCATACACCTAACGCTAATGCAGTTAGGTCTAATCGGGTATGCATACCGAGATACAGCAAGACCGATAGGACAAGCTGTAGGCGATGACTTAGTCATCTTAAAGACACGATTAAAACCGTGCCTTCGATACTGCTGGCAAGCAGAAGAACTTGGAATGAAATTTTCCAAGCTGAATTCTATCAATAAGAATTCAATGACACTCTGCGAAGAGTATGCTGCAAAGATCTCTGACCTTGAGGTCTACGAAGACTTAGCAGCCTTCAAGAACTCTTCTTACGAAGATATTCTTTTCCTTGACGTCGTCAAGGGATCTATCTTGACCGGAAGGTCTAAGGTAATGAAAAGTGGGGCTTCCCCTTTCATTGGCCATGCAAAGGCTGCTAGCAAGCTGGCCTTATGGCACCCTATCATGTCTGTTAGGGAGAGGACGAAAATCCTCTTATGGGCTTCGAACTTTCACGAAGCATCTAAGCTTGGCACTTCAATGGCCACGCTCCCCCGAAGCCTCGGGGGTCTCGATATGCTGTTAGGCAAAATCGTTAACTATCATGAAGATAGTTTTTATAAGGAAAGGCTTCCCTATTACGAGCGAATGTTAACGCTCCCATATCAGGAGTTCCTGAAATACTATACTCTCCTCCAAGGAGTGTATAGAGCTAATCCGAAAGGAATAGCATGGGAAAATAACTTCGACGTTATTAGGCGGGTGTTTGAAAACATCCAACTCACAAGGATTGAAAACTTGCGAGAATCTCACCTCGTTCCCGAGGAAGATAAGAAGAAGCCAATCTTCACTATCGTCTCCAACTTGGAGAAACGATATAATCTAGTCCAGATAGACCAGATTGCCGACGCCTTAGCCAGACGCGAGGCATACCACAAAATGTGGAATAATAAGTCAAGCAAGACTTATATGACACTGAAAATTTCAGATGTCAAAGCACGAGCTAATAAAGCTTGGGCTATAATCAAGAGTAATCTTGAACCATTGGAACCATCACAGTTCCGATCAACCAGTATCCGAACCCTAGACAAACTGTTTCGGGAAAGGAACTGGGGTGTCTACGCTAGCCGCGAGGACAAAGCCATAAACGACGTGTTTGATGGCATGCCTAGTCTCTGGATGGAGGCAGGCGAACCTGTTTATGAATACCAGGTTTTCGAAACTGACACCAGCTCTGACGAGCTTAGTGAAAGTGACGATTCTGAGAGCTTGTGATGAGTATCTCAGACGAGGATGCTGACGCGTCCTCTCTACCCCTTTATGGAGTAAGGTCTGACGACCTTAAAAAGGATTAATA